TTGATGGCCAATTGTGGATAACTAGATCAATTCTTCGACATCAATTCGCATCCTAGATCAATTCTTCGACATCAATTCGCATCATCGGCGCGATGTCCACCACAACGCGCGTGTGGACATCCTTGGCTTGCCGGTCATTGACAAAGATGATGCCTTGCAAGGCATCGAGCGCGATCTTAGTGAAGTTGTCGTTATCGAATCGATTCGTCGGGCTAGTCACCGCAGTGATCCGAACCTTGACATTGCCGGTCAGCGGCTTGCGGCCGCCCATGACGGCACGCGCCACCCAGCCCAAGTCTTTCTGGTACTCGCGCGTTTCCTTGGGGGTGTAGACCCGGCCGCGCGCGAACCGTGGCCGTCCCTTGCCTTGCGGCTCGCCAGGAAGCTCAATGACAAGTCTGGCAGGACTGTTCGTTATGGGCGCGTTCATCGTCCCGCATTATCGCCTCTAAAAACGATGCCGCAACCTCCGCTGGCGTCAGCGGGTTGGCAGTCTTTTGCGTTAATGCGGATACTCGCCCCAACCAACTTAAACAGCGCTGGCTTACAGGAATGACGCTTTCATCTCTTTTGCGCATGCCATAGCTCACCCGATATTACCGGATTTTACCGGCTGCCTTTTCCCGACTCGGTTTACGCTTCGATATATTACCTTTTTGTCTCAATTGTTCCCTATTGAAATGAATTGTCTCCAATTCTGGCCACGGCACCCCCGATCGAGCGAATAAATCATCGTATCGGGCCAGCATGTTGTCATACGAATCAACCGAGATCGATCGCCGCCGAGCGCCGAATTCCCTGATAAACGTGCCATTTCCGTAGGTTTCCATACTAAGAATCGCCTCTCCGCGCCCGGTGTATTTGACATACGTTTCCACAAGCTTGCGAAGATTACGGCGGCATACATCAGCGATCATGCTGATCCCCTTATCATTTTCCACAGGCTAAATCTACTATTGCCTAGGCTGTACATTTATACTATGTGGACGATTGGGTGGAAACAATGGCTAAGCTCATTTGGGTTGAACTGCATAAGCGCCACGAGGCTACGGCCCCGAACGGCAATGCCTATTCGATCCACAGCCATTGGCGCGGCACCCCCGAACACGGATCGACTACCGTAATCCTATTCGTCCACATAATGACTAAGGTCGGCACTTTGGGCCAGCCCGCCGCCCCGGCAGGCTGGTCGCGATCGTTTTATGTACCGACCGTCGAGGAAGGTAAGCGCCGCGCCGAGATGCATGCCAATGGCGAAAGGGGCTGGCGCAAGGGGATCGAGGAAGCCGGCGGCGTCAATTACCGGAGGTGGCACCGTGACCAATCTTAGCGCCATGGAAATCCTAATCGGCCTGCGTATGGAAAAAGAACGCAAGCACGCTAAGTGGCGCAGCGGCCGGCGCTCTATGTACCCAAGCGATGAGATCATCGAAGCCCGCATGCTGCGGGAGATTGATGCGCTCGACACCGCTATTTCAGTCCTAAAGATCGACACTAGCGGCTGGATACCAATCCCAAGGCATTTACCGGATTATGAATGAAACCCCACGATCGCGACTTGGTCGCCTGCTTGCTGATCTACGGAATCGCCGCCGGGATCGTGGCCCTCGGCGCGGTACTAGTCTGGTGAGCCACGCTCAAGAGAGGTGGAAGATGTCTGAACTGCCAGTCGAAGCCAGATTGCCGGCGCCATTGCCGGACCCCGATCGGGACGCAGCTATGGCTGCCGCAGCGTTTTATGACCGCGCCAAGCTCGAGCGCGAGGCCATGATACGGCGAATACAGGAACTCGAGATGACGGTCTGTGTGAAGGACAACCACATTGAAGCGTTAAAGCTCGAGGTATCGGCAGGGGCCAATCGCTATGACGTTCTCCAGGGTGCCTATAATGACAAAGTACACGACTGCGCCGACCTCGAGGCAATCCTGGCCGGCACCCAAGGCAACCTTGAGGACTTGGCGGCGAGGCTTGGCCGCTTTGAGTTTCAGCGTGTTAAGCGCAACAAGCGTAATGGCAGTAAGCGCAGCGACCCAGTGCCTGACGCACCGGGAAGCACGGACCCGCTGGCCGAGTTTGCATCTGTACTGGCACGCCAGCCAGGACGGGGAGAGGTGCTGGGACAACAGCCCCCGTCCGAGTAGTGACTATGAGAAACGTCCGTCGATTGTTCCGCACAAGCTGCCTTCGAACATCGCGGACGTTCCGTGGGCGACACAGGGTGGGAAGTCGCCTGCGCCGCCGCCGGACCTAGAGAGGGCCGCTCCTGATGGTCCGGCGGCGGAACTGTTCTTTCCCGAATTGGTGAGGGGGGAAATGGGTGAAGCGTACCCCCTCATCTTCAGGCAGCCGTGGTTGAGTGGTGAATCGATCGTTTACTGGCCACTTATTTTGGATGTCGACCAAGTACCCTTCACGACGTGGACAAAACGGGTGGGACAATGAAATCAGATTTGACGCCGATCGAGCGTATCCAGGCGGCTTATTTCCATTTTGTTGTCGGCCTCACCCAAATGCAAGTCGCCACGGTTTTGAACATATCGAATCATGGCAGAGTAAACGAGGCCATTAATGCAGTCGCTAAGGCCGTAGGCTTGAGCGAAGGTGGATACAAGCAAAAGCGGCCGGTCGGCCGCCCCAGAAAGGTGATCCCATGACCAAGACTAATCCAGAAGTAAAGCTACCGCCGCCGGGTGGTATGGCTCCGATATCGGACCCGACAGTGATCCAGACCCAGTCGGCGCCGATGTCCCCCCTAGAATTGATGGCTCGAGCGATTACGGCCGGCGCATCAGTCGAGGTGATTGAGCGTTTGTCTGTCCTGGCCGAACGCTGGCAGCAAACCCAAGACGAGCGCGAAGAAAGGTGGCGTAAGGAAGAGGCGCGCGTTGCCTTCATCCAAGACCTGATCGCTGCCAAGCGGGAATTCATGCCGATCCTGAAAGGCGAGAAAGCGGACTTCGCCACCGAGAAAGGCCGCACCCGCTACGAATATGAAACCATGGATGCGATTAACGAAGCCGTCGACATGGCTTTAAGCCGGCACAATCTGGCCACCAATTATGAGATCGACCAGACTGAAACCGACATCATCACGACATGCGTCCTGATGCATGGGCTTGGCCATATGCAACGCACGACGCTGCGCAGCCCGCTCGATAAGACCGGGTCAAAGAATTACAACCAGTCGCAGGGATCAGCGCTGACCTATCAGCAGAAGTACACCAAGAAAGCGATCTTAGGCATTGCCGCGGCGAAGGATGATGACGCCCAGTCGGTTGGCAAGGTCAATGGCGAAGCTAAGAAAATAACGCCAGAAGATCTTGAACAACTCAAAATCATCATCGACGCCAAAGACGAAAAGACCGAAGCGTGGGTGCTGGAGAACATCAGCATTCTCGCCAATAGGAAGATAGAAAAGCTTGAGGACATTCCGGAGGAATTAGCCAAACGATCCCTGTCGAGCGTATCCAAAAGAAAGAACAAGAAATGAGCGAGGATTGGGGCGAGCTGTCGCCGGAACGAATCGGTCGTGCCACTGCATCAGCTATTCACAAAATCACAGCTACCGTCCGCGGCGGCTACGCTACCAGCCGCGATCGATATCGTGCGCAACTTATTGTCGAGCGTCGCACCGGCATGATGGTTCCCAGCTATGAAAACGCCGCGATGAAATGGGGGAAGGAAACCGAACCTATGGCGCGATCGGCTTATAATCTTGCCATGGGAAAAACGGTCGAATTCGCCGGGTTCGTGATCCATCCTACCATCAAGATGGCCGGCGCCTCGCCTGACGGGCTAGTTGATGCAGATGGGCTATTGGAAATCAAGTGTCCGGAAATGCACACGCATTACACCAACTTGATCACCGACACCGATAAAATAGATCTCGCCTATCGTTATCAGGTTCAATGGCAATTAGCCTGCACTGGACGCAAATGGTGCCATTGGGTTTCATTCGATCCGCGCTGGCCGGAATCCGATCAATTGGTAATCCATCGCATTAACCGCGACAACGAAGTGATTGGCTTTCTGGAACGCGAAGTCACGGTATTTCTGAAGGAAGTAGACAAGGCAATCGAGCGCCTTGATGAGCGGCGAGCGCAGGCAGCATGAAAGACCTACGGCCAGCCGTCTTTACTTGGACTGGCGAGGCTATGGTGCCTACACCCGAATCGTTGCCGCTATGTATGCGTCAATTCGATAAGGGCGAGCTTTACCAGATGCGCGCAATGCGCGAGCGCAGCGTCAAGTCGCACAATGAATTTATGGCACTGGTCAAGGAAGCTTTTGACAATCTCCCTGAACACCTCGCATCGCGATTCCCGACTGTCAGTCGGCTGCGTTATTGGTGCTTGGCTAAATGCGGGTACTGCGCTGAGAAAACGCGCATCTTCCAAACGCGCCACGACGCCAAAGTATTTGAAGACTATGTGATCGAAAGCTCGACTACCAGTTACTGCCAAGTCGAAGGCAACGTAGCCATGATCTGGACCCCGACTTCGCAACGCTACAAATACGATCCCGAAATGGATTACGAAGAATTCGAAAAATCGAAGGAAGCTGTGCTGGAGCTACTCGCCGACATGATCGGCGTTCACCCACGGGAGTTGAAGAGAAATGCCGGGAAAGCTGCCTAGGCCGTACATTCCCCAAGATGTGCGCGAGGCCGTCATTGACCGGCAGATGCGCGAAGCCAAGGTTACGCCATCCTTCGCCGCCCAAAGCCACCGTAGCACCAATAAGCGCATCCGCTGGAAGCTAGAGGAATTTTTCGGCTGTGATATGCCGATCGAACTCCACCATCGTCCAGCGTTGGTGAATCGCCCGCGTGATGCCAATGGCGATTACAATCCGCCTGCTAATGATCCCGAATATCTAGCCTACGTCCTCGCTGACGATCACGACATCGAAACGCGGGTGCGCGGCCAGCACGGCCAGTACAGCGATCTGGCTTTGCGCCGCAAGAACAAGCGCATCGAAGCTAAGAACAACAGGTTGAAACGCAAATGGCCGAAGAGAAACTTTCGAACGAAGAGCCGATGATCAGAGCGATGTTAGGCGCAAAAATGTTTGACGCTGGACAGCATTTGGCAGAAGTTAGCGCATCGATCAACGCCATGCGACTGCATATGATCCTAGGCGATAAAGCGCGCTTCGGAGTCAAATTGGATGAGGCTCGCTACTCTTTGCGTCAACTCAAGTCGACGTTGGACATGATCGAATTCGAACAACGACATTACAAATGAAAACACTCAACACCATCCGCAAGCTTGTCTTTGTCGACAGGGTTCTGCCAAGGATCAATCGGCTTATCGATTACGAGCTAGACGAACAATTGGCCGAAATCGATGATATGTCAGAAGAAGACGCTACCCGATGCAAGCTCATACTTTATGATGGGCTAATGGAGTGGATCGGCGAGATGAAGAAGAAACGCAATGTTAGCTCGTAAGAGATTTATTTATGGCCCGCCACCGGAGGATTTCGATCCGCTTGAGATCGTGATGTGGATCATCATCATTGTTGGGTTTTTATGGATCGCAGGGCTGTTTGTCGGCGGTACAACCTGACGCGATCAAAAATAATTTTCATCTTTGTTTGTTAGGAATGCGCGAGGGAATTGCCGCTAAGTCATTGATGTTTTCCTAGGTTGTAAGCGAGAAGTATCCCTAAAACCGTAACTGACACAACTATCAACAGCGCACTTGCGAAGTAATGGTGCGGACAAATGTGGCTATCTAACATCATTCCGAGATACAGCCAGCAGTAGTACGGATATCCTGCTATAGTCATTGCATCATCCGATGAGCGGGTGATCGGCGGCAACGCCGGATGTTTGACAATTGAATAGGTGAAACCATGACCAGAATTACACTGGCAACAAAACACAGTGCGCGACTAAGTGAGATCGAAGACAGCCTAGAACGCGATCTCAAAAGACTATCTCGCTTAGTAAACCGTATCACCGCACTGAGACAAGAACGCAAGCGATTGCTGAAGCCGCCACGATCGCCTTCGATAGATAAACCTCTCAAGATCACAGGCGAGGACTGGCACAAGATCCGAGAACAAGAATTCAGCGACGAGATCCCAGACTTTCTCAGAAGGGTGTGATGAAGGAGTACAAACGTACTACGACATCAGAGTGAAGAACTAAAAATTTTGGGAGGGCGGTCCGCGAGGGCCGCCCTTTTATTTTTTCTTCCTGGCTTGGCGCCGAGCTTTGCGTTTTGGTTTTATCACCTCGCGCCGCTTTTTGATACGCTGTTTAACCTTATCCTTGATCGGCGCGTGCGGTGCCGGATAAAAAACTTCTACGTCATCGTCAGTCGTTATTCCAAGTTGCGAAAGTAGGTACTTGGACAGGTCTGCTGCGCGGCCACCTGTCTTCTCCTCATGTGGACCCCAATCTGCGGGGAGGGCGAGCCGTTCACGTCCGGTCTTCGGCGCCCGCACGAGCGCCGGGATTGGCTGTGCTAATACCTCCTTCGGTGTCACTTCGTAGTCCCACCGACAGGCCACATAGCTGACTGTCTCAGATGCGAGATTGCGAGCCAGCCCAGTGCTAGGATCGCGATCGGCTTCAGGATAGAACAACCACGGTGCTTGGTCGTAGGAAAAGATAAAGGCCAAGCCTTCTGTCTCGCTGACGCCAGTGTCAGAACTTCCCCCAAACCACGAACACGGACCGGCGAATGTTACTGTCATGCTATCTCCAATTTTCCGTAATCATCGAGTGTTTCAGCTATCGAGAAGCAAATAGCTTCGAACATGTCCTGATATATGGAAACGTCATTTTGATTCGTGACAAATGCGATTTCAAGTAGCACGGCTGGGCGGGACGTGTTGTTCAGGAAGGCCAAATTATCACGGTACTTCCCACCCCTGTCATACAATCCACTGGCCGCAGCGATCGCCGCGGAGAGGTCTTCAGCTAGCTCTTGCTGTGTCAGATACAGCACCTCAGTGCCATGCGCGTCAGGATCATCGTAACTGTTGAAATGAACAGAGATATCGTAATCGCGCTGATATGACTCGTGTGCCGCCACGATCGCATCTAAATTTTCGCTCTGAGTATCAGAAGTATTGTCGTGGTAGGTATAGACCGTGTTTCCCATCTCGCGCAGTTC